CCTTGGCCACCACCGCCACCTGCTCTTGTGACTGATGATCCTGTAATTTCTGTTGATACACCTGCTCCACCAGGTCCAGCTGTTTGAGGACTACTTCCGGCAGTACCAGCAGCACCTGCACCGCCTCCACCTCCACCTGCTCTATTACCACCTGCTGATTGTCCTGCTCCACCATTATTTCCTTGAGGTGGTGAAACTGGAGGTGTATTACCATTTCCTGCAACACACCGTTGTTCTCCATCACCTCCTCCACCTGAACCACCTGGAGCTGTTGCATAAGGGGCACAAGCATTTCCACCTGTTGCTCCTCCTCTACCACCACCTGTTGATGTTATAGTTGAAAAAATTGAAGACTCTCCATTTGTAGCTCCACTAGCTGAACCCGCACCAACTTGTATTGGATAAGTCTGTGCTGAAACTGGTAAACCTGTAGGAGTTGCTAAAGGACTTGCTGTATATGAACCTGAAACTGGTGTTGAATGTGATTCTCTATATCCACCTGCACCTCCTCCACCTGTTGAACCAGATTGGTAGGTACTACCATAACCACCGCCTGCAACCACCAGATAATCAACAGTATTATTAGCTGGTGTTGGTGCTGTATTAACTACAAAATTACCATCTGCTGTGAAAGTATGAATTTTAAAATCTCCAGAAGTTGTTACTGTTCCTCCTGTTGCGTCTATAAAAGCTGGTGCACCTGTTACATTAGCAGTTGAATCTGTTACTGTTTTCCAACCCCTAGTTCCATCAACATAAACTAAAGTAACAGACTGACCATTTGTATTTAAAGCTGCATTATTAGTACCACCATTAATTAAAGACGAATTTCTACATAAAGTAAGAGGATTGCATGCAAAAGTATTAAGATAATCAGCTACAGCCACAATATCACCAGCGCTAGGACTTGAAGGTAATGTGACTGTTATTCCACCTGATGTAGTATTAACAAAAAAACCATCACCACTAGTTGCTACAAAAGGACTTGTTTTTGCAGTGGTACACCAATCTACAGTTCCTGTTCTTCCAAAACCTGATTGAGTAGCACCAGAGGCTAAAGATACAGTTCCTCCACATCTTCCTAGTGTTACTGTAGTTGCATCAACTGTAACAGTTTTACCAGCACCACCACCAACAGTGGCTGTGCATCCTGTTCTCTGTTCTAATTTGTTTACTTTAATTGTACTCATAATTTATTTAATTTTGAAATTTATATCTTATAGCTACAAAACCTGATCCGCCAGCAGAGCTTCCACCGCCGCCTTCACCAGTTCCGCCACCACCACCACCTGTATTAGGTGTGCCCGCACAAGAAACTGCACCTGGACTTCCACCACTACCACCAGCTCCTCCACCAGCTCCTCCTGTTGGACTACCTGCAACTTCTTTTCCTCCGCCACCACCACCAGCAAAATATCTTACACTTGAAACAGGACCTGGAGTTCCATAACTAGGTGCTGTTGGACCAAAAAAGGGATCAGCTATATAAGAACCTACACCACCGGGTCCTCCTGCATCAGTAGTTCCCACAGCTCCAGCGCCACCACCACCACCGCCACCTCTTTGAGGTGGTGCACCAGGTGATCCTGAATCAGGAGATCCGTCTCCACCATTATTTCCTTGAGGGGGAGATACTGGAGGGGTATTTCCTGATCCTCCTACATTTACTGAAGCAGCTGGATTACTAGAATAATATCCTCCTCCACCGCCTGAACCACCACTTATTTGTCCTAAAGGACCGGCTCCTGTACTTGGACCTGGATAATTTCCTCCGCCACCACCTCCACCGCCGGCTGATGTTATTGTTGAAAAAACTGAATTTACACCACCTCCACCATTATTAATACATGAAGGATCTGGATATGCTCTTGCTACTCCTCCTCCTCCCACTGTAATAGTATAAGGTTGTACACTTACAGATAAACCTGCTGGAGCATTTAAAGGTGAATTAGATCCTGGTGCACTAGAGCGTATTCTAAAACCACCAGCACCACCTCCTGCTCCTCTACCAACTCCACCACCTCCTCCTCCAGCAACTACAAAATAATCTACTGTGTTTGATCCAGAAGCAGCTCCCCCAGATGAAACACAGAAAGTTCCATCACCAGTAAAAATATGAGTTTTAAAATCCCCACAAGTAATTGTAGCATTTCCTCCTGTTGCAGTCACATAGTTTGGAGCTCCTGTTACTTCAGCAGTTGAATCATGAATATCTTGCCAACCTTTAGTTCCATCAACGTAAATTAAAGTTACTGATTGTGCCTTTGTATTTAAATTTGTATTAAAACATGTACCATTAATTTTTGAACCATTTCTACAAACAGCAACAGCTTTGCAAGCAGTAGCCCAAGTTCCTGCATAATCTTTAAAAGCAACTATATCACCAGCGGAAGGTGAACTAGGTAGTGTTACTGTAATTGCTCCACCAGTTGTATTTAAAAAATATCCGTTGCCTGAAACAACTGTTAAAGGACCTGTTTTAGCTGTAGTGCACCAGTCAACTGTGCCTGTTCTACCAAAACCTGTTTGAGTGGCACCAGAACCTAAAGTTACAGCCGTGCCTGGACCACCAAGTGTTAATGTGGATCCACTCTGTTTAACTATTTCATCTACTTCTATTTTAGACAATGACTAATACTCCTGTTACTGTTATCGTTCCAGGTATAGTGATAGGACCTGCAAGAACTCCGTTCTCAACAGTTTGTGTACCATCAATAGTACCTGCTTGATTGTTTATAAATTCATTTGGCGATGTTTGGCCGCCAATATATTGGATTCCATTTATTACTGCCGTCATAATTACTCCTACGAACTAATTGTGTCGATGTACGAAAGAACCACGTCTAAACTACTAGCTGTATCAGAGACTGCTTCTAACGTATCACCACTAGCTAAAACAATTTTTGCTCCGCCTTGAATTAATTCAATAGCAGAGTTTGGTGGAACACTAACGCCTTTCGCTAAAAAGTAATCAGCTCCGCCTTTAGCAATCTTAACATCAATTGCAATTGTTGATGTTAAAATATTGCAACATCTAATACCTATTACTGCATCATAGTTTCCTGCTACTAATAAAGTAGTATCACCTGTTCCAATTGTTCTAACTAATACATTTCTAAAATCTTGTGCCATATTTTTTTCCTATTTATAACGCCACCGCCATTGCCAATGCAAAGCCAGCTGACGCTGCTCCTACTGGATTACCTGATGCATCTAGATAAACCGATTTACTTGCTGGTAGAGTACAAAATACATCTTTTGTGCCTGCAGAAAAGTCAACAGCAGAATCTGAATTAGAACTGGAGATAACTGAAGTTCTAGCCAAGTTAGCACTTGATGCATCTAATGTACCACGTCCTACCTCAAACTCACTTGTACCTTGATTAAAGATACAATAATAAGTTTCATTGTTGTTTCCTATTCCTTGTGCAAAAGTTTCAAAACCAGTTACAGCTGATCCAAGTGCAAATGCACCTGTTCCTGTAGTTGTGCTTGTTACTTTTACTCTATCATTAATTACTAAAGCCATTTAGTCTCCTTAACTCATACTTATAATTGCATTAGCCGGTGTTGCTGGATCTGGGTAAGAAACAGTAAATGTACCGTTAGTACAAGTTTTGTCTCCGCCAAAATCTAACACCACACACAATTTATCTGATTTATCATCATTATAAATAGCTGCGAATGCTGCAGTGAAAGTTGCACTACTCCATGTAGAATCAGCAAAGTCAACTGAAGCAACTGCTGTGCTCGAAGCTACTGCTTGTGAGCCTAAAGATTTTCTTGTGTAGTTTGAACTACCCGCTGAAGAAACTTCACTAGTTGCAGTTACAGTCGTACTTGCTGTTGTGTATGGATTAGCTGTATACAACGCTATTTTAAATGCGTCACCTCCAGATGCAAAATTGTGAGTACCTGAAAAAAGTTCTCCTCTAAATGCGAATGGAATAATGTTTGCCATATTTTATCTCCTTATTTATTGCTTGATGGATTTTTGGATTCCAAAACGGTACGAATAACTCCATCGGCATATTCGTCTCGGCGTCTTCGACCTTGTTGTTCGATCGCATACGATAATAAAGCTTTCTCGTAAGCCTGTGAATAGTATTGTAACATATCTGCTGGTCCTTTCAAGTACCCATATGCGTTTACTAGACAGGCATATAAAAGTAGGTCTGCGTATTTATTTGACAGATAAGTTCCTGCAGTATCTGTTACAATACTTACAGGTTCTTTGTTATATCCTAAAGTAATTTCGTATGTTTTATCAGGTGTGGGTGCTACTACCCAGAAATTTTCATCCCAATTAGCGTAATATTTAGGTATATCCACAGAACTACTTCCTGGATCAGAGTAGTATTCAGCCATAAAAGTAGTGTCTCTTTGCTCTAAATAATATTGATTACCAGCTGAATCTTTAAGTTGAACATATCTAATTAATCTTAAATCTGAAGGTATTGTAACATATCTATTACCTATAATTAATGAAGAAGTTGCATAATGTCTGTCTTGATCAGAATCAACTTCTCTATAAATTTTATTTTCAGCATTTTGAATAATTCGAGATAAAACAGCATCAGTAAATACATTACTATCTACTTCTGTATATCCTCTTATATCTGTTTGTAATTCTGCTAAAGTGTATGCCATTATCCGTTTACTACTCCTAATGTTACTGGACCTGCTGAAGTATTTTCTCCACCACCTGATATTCCACCAGTCGTCGCAGCACTTGTACTTGTTATATAAAAATAATTAATTGGATCTGTCAGAGCATCTGATGTAGTTGCTCCAGTTACATTTCCCGATGAATCTATTTGACCCAAAGCAATTGTAAATCCACTTGTATTATTTAAATCACTTACATTATCAAATGTTGGAATAGTTGCAAATGCTTGTAAGTTTCTTAATTTGGGTTGTTCAATTAAATCTGATCCAGCGGGTCCAGCAGAAGTTACAATAGGTGGTCCTCTAAATCTTACAACAGAACCTGCTGCTCTTTGATGATCTTGTGAAAAAACATTTACGTAAGTTGTGCCAGAATAAATAACAGATGTAAAAGGATTATTATCTAAAAGAATTAAACTCGCTTTTGATGCAGGTTGTGGTCTTGGATTATATAAAGCTTGTGGATCAGAACCAACTGGTTTTGGCTCTAATTGTGGTTGCTTTGCTTCAAACTCTGAAAAATGAACTAATGATCCATTCCATTCTCTAACCATTTCATCATACGGAAATGCCATTCCTGAT